ATAAAAAGCACCGATTCTATCTCTCAAATCATCCTTAACATTGATGTAATCCATTTCCTTTAATGTGTTCATAAACTGAACCCATTCAATAGAACCTCTTGAACCACCATCAGTTTCAATACCCATGATAGGAATGTAGTGAGGGTCTTTCTCTAACTTCTCTTTAACACCCTTCCAATATTTAACAAGTGATTCCATGTTATTAGTTTGAACTGCAAGAATACCTCTTGGTGCTCTTGCCTTAGTATAAGATGTATTGACATAATTTTCCATAGCAATAAGAGTGGTGATATGACTCCATAAAGTCAAAATTGGTGAAAAGCCATAAAGTCTTGATGGGTTATATTTACTAAGATGGATAACTTCGTCCTTAGTAAAGTATTGGTCTTTACCATGAACTCTATTAATATAATGAACTGGATGTAATTGACATTGACAAGTAGGACACCTCGCTAATGAATCCGTATCATAAATATCTCGGTGGGTAATACAAGTGTAATGTGCTTCACCTCTATCACCTTCTTCGTCAATATCAATATACATAGTTAATGGGTCGCCTCTATACATTTCCTTAATCTTGTGAAGAACAACATTTCCTTTATTATCAAGATAATATTCTTTAACTAAAATTAGATAAGCATCATCGGCAATATTTAAATCCGTTTCAATTTCTTTTAAAACATCAATTAACTTTTGTTCTGACCTGTTAATATATCCTTCAAAGAATTTTTCGGCGTAATTAATTTGGTCTTGAGATGGGGGTCTTAGTTCATTAGAACCACAAACTCTACAAGTATCAGTTTCTTTTTCGTGTTTAGTATTACACTTCTTACAGATTTTATAGAATGACTTTTTCCATTCAAAGCCTCTTCGGAAAATTTCAGTCTTTAATTGAGTAATACAAGTTCTAACAATAGTAGATTGATTAGCAACATCATAAAGAACAGGCCCAACAATATGCTGAATGTTTCTCTTTTCTTGAATACCTAAGTTATACACTTCTTTTTGATTAGGTGTAGGAGTTCGTCGCTTAACAAACCCTCCCAAGTAATCTCTAAGGCCCATCATTCCACCCCACTTTCAAGACTATCCATCAATTCCATTTTAGAATTATCATGGTATTTAACTACTACTTCTGGGTCAATCCCGTATTTTTCAAATTCCTTTGGGCCTTGAGTAACCGAGTCTTTCCAATTTTCATACTTAATCAATTTGAAAATTTCATTGAGTCTTGGCTTAGCCCAATCTGCTTTCTTGTAGTTCTTTTTAATCCTGATAGCCTCTTGAATTAACTTACCTTGCGTGTGCTTCATTCTAAGATGTGGTAGGCACTTCTCAAGGACATGGATAATATCATCCTGCTTGTAGAAGTTAAGTCTATGTTGGCTTCTGTTATTCTCTCCTACCTTTTGGTCTAAGTGTAGGCGACCACATTTTAATTCGCTTTCCAATTCTTCAAAAAATGCTCTTCCTCTATTACCCGTAGCAATCATTCCGATTCTTGGTGAGAGAGAAGCATCCATAGTGATAAATCCATCTGAATCAATAAAGCCTGCAACATAAGAATACAAATCTTTCTTAATAAGATTATTAATTAGGTAGTATTCACTATCAATTTTAGTAGCGTTCATCTTCTTCAAAACCTTAGAAATAGATTGAGGTGTAGAAATTTTAGAATAGGTAGGGCTTAATCTGGAATGAACTTCGCTTGCCGATAATCCTTGATTATTGGAAATAATTTCAAAGACGCTTTTTTGAATCATATCTTTTTTAGAATTTCTAAGAGATTGATGAGGAATGTTTTTTAATAATTTTCTTAATTCTTTTTTGGCATCATTTAAATTATTATGAACATTAGAATAATCTGTCCCGTAATCTAAACTTTTCTTTTCTAAATCATTTTCCCACATTTTACAACATAGTTCAATAATTTTACTTCTTGTTTCTCCATCCTTAATATTGTATAATTTTTGAATCTGCGTGGGATTATGGCCCATTTTCTTAAAACCTAACTGGTATGGTTTCAACCAATAAATAGTATCTAATGACTTTTGTAAGTATTCTTCATAAGCACTAATTAAATGGTCTATTCCTTTGGTTAAGGTATCTCTTTGAGCACCCTTTAATTTTCTCCTCATGCTTCTTAATTCCTTAACTAATACAGGAATGGTCTTACCTTCAATCAATGGTTCAACAGGAAGAGGAGTAATGTATTTAGTGGCTTCTGTTAAGTTAATGTTTAAATTCTTAGAAATGTCCTTGATAATGTCAATTTCATTTCCGTATTGTTTTACCAACCAATCGTTTAGATTGGCTTTTGATAATTGATTCTTTAGTTTATCCTTAACAGGTTTGACAGAATCATCAAGAACCTTTTTCTGTTCTTCAACTCTTTTAACCTGATTAAGACTCTCTTCAAGTTCCTCAACATCAATGGGGTCGTCAGCCTTATAAATTAATACCATAAAATCCACCTCCCTTTTGCGGTGCAGTAGTGGGACTATTAAATAATCCACTGCTATCAATGTCTAAAAAGGTATCGCTGAAAGATTTGGTCGCATAGTTAGCCAAAGCAAGAGCAATAACAATATCGTCGTGCGCCCCAACGCCTTCAATCTTACCGTGAGCGTTAATGCCGAAAGCACCTAATTCTTGAATAATTTGATTAGAAACATTTCTTGATGTTTCATTTTGCATAGGAAAAACAATCTTCCCATTGTCAATATTCATCTGCAAGTTAAGAATAATCTCTTCCTTTTTCTTACGGCTCATTGTGAACTCCTTGACAGGAAAATCTGAAATATTTTTTAATTCCATAGCAAACGCTTTAGCAAATGTGTTCGTTTCAATCATAACAATTTCTGGTTGGTATCTTCTACACAATTCCATAACATGTTGAATATGTTCTCTAAAATCAAGTCCCTTTGCTCTAAGCATATGAACCACTTGTTTATTCATATCGTCGTCTACTTCTAAGACCATCATAACGGTGTAGTCGCCATTTGCTGAAATAGCAGGGTCATATCCTATAAAGTAGCGATAGCCTTCCCTACAAACGCTCTCCAGCGAAGCATACTCATTCTTACACGCTTTGATAGCATCGGGGTGAAAAAGCATAGTGTTAGTGCTGATGGGAACGCAAAGGTATTCTCTTGTGAACTTGGACGAACCAATTTCAATCTTTCTTTCTTCAAGCATTTCAAGACTCCAACGATTAGCCCATAGTGCCGTCCCATCGGGTTTAATTGCAGGGTATCTCTCCACATTATATGCAGGGTTTTCTTCTAACTGCACGAAAATATCTGTATAAGTGAACGGCGTTCCGACCATTCTAAGTGAGGCGGTATGGTGAAGTGTAGGAATCATATCTCCCCAAAACCAATCAGTAACTCTTTGAATAGCGGTCATGCTGAACTCTTTCAAAGGGTCGTCAATGATAATTTCTTGAGGGTGCAGACCACGAATCTGTGAACCAACAGAACGCTCAAGGATTTCATTACCGTTTGTCAAACGCATAGCACCAACGGCCCACCCACCTTTAGGTTTGAACTTTTTTAATTGGGGAATGTTTGTGAACATACGGTCAATATCTTTCATGTGAACCATTGTCTGTTTATGGTTTGAAGAAATGTATAGCATTTGAAAAGGTGGTTCTTGAAAACATAATTGATAAACACACCATGAATGGAAGAAAACAGATTTACCGTGGTCGCGTGAACAAATAATAACTGTGCGTGATGTGTTATTTACAAGGTCTAACCATTCTTGGTGAAAGTCTGCTAATTCATATCCGAGAACTTTTTCAAAGAAATAAGGGAAGTTCCCCTTTGACATTTCTAAATCCATTTCGGTTAGTAAATCCATTTAATCACCCGTATCGGTAATCGCCTTCACCTGTTGTGCAAGGCATAGATAAATGTCTTTTACATAATTTTTGTCCACAAAGCCCACAATCTAAAACAGGTGGTCTATGACAATAATCACAAGTTTCTCTTTTTTGTCTACTTATATCAAATTGTCTTTGCATTTCTTGTGGTGAAGGGTCATGTGTTTTCTGTTCTTGTCTTTGCATAGGCGGCCTTACTTGAGGCATAAGTTTTAGAATTTCCCAAGCCTTCTTCATAGCCTTATCCTCTTTCATACTCTCTGGAACATAAATAGCATATGTTCTTCCTTTTGCTTTAAGAACATTATAATGTCTTTCTGGGATATATGGGTGCTTTTCATCATTAGCACTTGCTATTTCAAAACCTAATCTTTGATATTTTGCAAGCCTATTATCTGCATCATTTGATAAATCAAAAACGATAGGAATTTTTCTTTCTCTTGCTAAATTTTTAATGAACGGTATTCTGTATTCATCTAACTTTGTATTAAATCCTCTACCTTGATAATTTACATCTTCTCCATACATTATAGGATGCTTTGGTAAGCCACCTAATGTAAATGCACCAGCATCTCCAATAACATCATCTAATACTGCCGCACCTGCTTTAGCGACATAATATCCAAACTCATCAACGATTGCCCAAATATAATTCTCATCGCTACTAAATGTAAAATTAGCATCAGCCCTACCTCTTGGCCTTCTATTAGCCTTCGGCCATCTATTACCCAATTCAATAAATTGAGGTTCACTTAGAGGCCCGACGACAGTAAAGGTTTCTCCACCTTCTTCAAAAGAATCTCCCGCAGGAACAGGATAGACTTCTGTTCTAATACCCTTCATCTAAACATCCCCTTAATTTTATAGATAATTTCGCTGGACAAACCAAATGTATTACCAATATCATTAAAGGAAGATTGTGATTTAACAATGTTATAAATATCTACACCGTAAAGGTCAATGTTATGTTCCTTTCTAATTTTTGTAATAACATATTCTAAATCATCAATATCTGTAATATCCTTTTGTGCATTATATACCGCTAAGCCGTCCATTTTTCTAAGCATGTCGGTGGCTTCTAACATAGCGATAGTTAAATCGCCTGCTAACTTTAAATCGCTCTCCTTTAGTAATTTAACTAATCTATCATAGGCGGCCTTTGTGCCTCTTTCTCTATTATTCTGATTAACCACATATGTTTTCCATGCCTTCTGACCAAGAAGCGGCAACAGTCCCTTAATTTTCACATTCTTTTTTTCCTGTTCTTTATTCCAATAAGAAAGAGGTTCATCTCTAAACATTTCTTTATCTAATGCTTCTTCAGATTCCGTCTGTCTTGCGATTTCATATAGAGCATCACCAAGAACAATCTTAGCATCCTTAAGAATTTCCTTTAATGAAAATTCATCTTCATTGGTCTTAACAGCAACCAAAGTCCAGAACTTAACATAGGAATCTAATGCATCCTCAAACAAATTAACCAATCTATCATTAAAAACCACATCATCTGGATTTTCAAGAGTTCTCAATAATTCAGAAATTTTGTTGTAGTCGTTCTTATCTGCGATAGGTTCAACACCTTCAAGCATAGCCTTTTCCGCTAATGTTATTGGATTTTTAGTGAGAATAATAGGCAAATCACGAAAACACTTATGTGAGAAAAATTCAGGAGTATCTTCAAGAAGAATCATAGAACCTGATAGCGGGTCAATATAATAATCTACAATACTGTCAAGAATTTCTCTATATGCTTCAACCTTATTTTCTGCGACTTGTGGAGATTTAGTAGGTCTTGGGATAACTTCTCCACCTCTAAAATACTGAGGAGTTCCTTCTCTTCCAATACTTCTTGGTTTCTCTAACATTGATGAAACTCTAACATCAATTTCTAAAGCATCAACTAAGTTACAGAAAAACTTAATAGTATTTTCATTTACAAAATCTACTGCATCTGAATATCTTGTAAATGTTTTAGTTCTAATAACACCTTTTTGATAGTAAGAAACGGTAATTGTTAAATCTTTAAATTTATCAAAGTGAGATAAAACTGTTGAAGAATCCATCATAGGTATATAATATTCATTACTCTCAACTGAATAAGTGTCTTGATAACTATCAATAAAGGTATCAATTTCTTTATCTAATAATTCCTGAATATCTTCTTGAAAATCATTTAAACCAGATAGGTCTAATTCATCTCTAATTAATTTTAAAGTTTGGTCTAAAATCTTTTGATTAATGGCGTATGGAACTTTTTTATTTTTAACCAGAATAGAAAATAATGGGTCAATTTTAACATCTTCCTTTAAAGCATCCAATTGTTCTAAAGCATCCTTTAAATCATCGTCTAAGGATTCATCAGTAGATATTTCTACATCTCCCGTTTCTTGGTTGTAATCATATGACAATCCCATCTGACTAACAATATCTTCATTAGGTAATAAATTTTTATATTTCTTGGGAACTTCTCTACCAACCATCGTTAAAAAATCCTTTAACAACATAACACTTTTAGTTGAATCTGGGTATTCTCTTGAAATAATTGGGCTAAATTTTAAAATATAAGATGGTAGAACATTATCCTTAGTTAAACTTTCCAATTGATTTTTAGATGCTTCAGTATATTCTGCTTCTTCTGATTCTTCAGGTGCTTCTAAATTAGAATAATATCCACCTTCAAAAATAGTTTCCACAGCATCTTTAACTACATCGGTTAATCTATAAAATCCACCCTCTTTATCTTCCCAATAATTATAATACTTAGTTCTCATTTCAGTAGGGACAGCGGAAATTTCTGTTAAACTTCTCTTAAGTGCCGTTAATGATTTAAAATCAGCAGGCTTTCTATCCTTAAAATCTTCTCCTGTTTCCTTACT